CATTTGACTCTGGAATTGCTTGAATTTCGACAATTCCAGTTCCATCAACCGTAGATGTGATATTTGTAGTAGAAATAAGGATTTCTCCTTTCACATAATCAACAGTTCCTGCAGATTTACTTATAACATTGTAAGATCCATCATTCAACACCTCTACAAACGAAATGACACCCGTTGTAAAGTTAAAATCTGGTGTATCTGTTATATAAACAGGTCTTACATTTCCAGGAATATAAAAACCAGTTGATTTTATGTTAAATCCTTCAAAATTTACATGAAATTTGTTTCCATAGCATAATTCATACTGTGCAAATTGATTTAGAGCACATTTTAAGTTTCTTCTAATGATAACTTTAGTAATATTTGATGTAATTGCCACATGAGTGTTGTCAATTACACTTTGTACCTTACTATATTTGAATCTACCGCCAAATTTGTTAACTTCTAACGAATTTCCGTAAGATGTGAGTGAATTAGAGACTAATGCACTCAAAGAATTAGCATCTGTGACCTTTGAATTGTTATAATAGACTGAAGAATCAAGTTCAACATACAAAATCTTAAGATCTTCTAATTTTTGGTTAATTCCTGATACTGTATACTGCTTTAATTGTGATAATATCCTAGATTTGTTGAATCCAGAGACAAAATACCCATTTTTTGGTTTAATACTTATAATTACGTTGCCAAATTGAGGTGGATCCATCTCTTCACCACCCACAACAGCTACAGATTCAGTATCTGGGTAGATTTTTTTAACAATTGCCTCATAATCTCGTGGAGTAACTGCCCTATATTGTGAAGAATAAGTTCTAGGAGCAAAATATTTAATAGAATCTACAGATTCTATCTCAGATCCGTTTTGTGAGGTTAAATTTGTTGTTACCTCAGGTATTTGTCTTAGTTGTTTAGTTAAGACAACAGCATTAGTTGTACTATCTCCTGTAATACTTCCTGCATATGAGAAAGTATTACCTTTACCTATTCCATTACCAGATTTTCCATTAGTAATAATATAATTTACTGTAATTACAGTTTGATTTTCTAATTTTTTACCAAAAAAACCATCCCCAAATAGTAATTCATATTGTTCATCTTGTATTTCTTGTATCAAATAGATTTCTGATGTAGAATTTATATTTAAAATATTATCAACTATTGTATATTCTGTACCCAAAGCACCTACAGGATTAATATCATTGGGTCCATTAATATAAACTTTTACTGTGGATGTATCAATATTTGCATTATTTAAAATGAATCGTTGATCTAATGATGTATCAACTACAAATTGTTTTGTTAGAAAAGTACCTTCTTTTATTTCAATATCATCAAATTGTGCAACCCATGAATCAGTTGATTCGGGATTGTTAATGTCTTGTCCATTAAAAACTGCATTTGCTGATATATTATCTGTTATGGAGAATAAGTAAGAACTATCGCTAGTATTACCAACACACACTAGGCCTGGTTTTAAAGTCGCCGTTTTAGTATTAGTCGTTATATATGCCGAGAACGATACTTTTGCTGTTGCTGCCGTTTTAGAGCGTGGTACGTATCCTATATTTCTTGCTAGTGATACTACATTTTCTCTCAGTGTTGCCGAGTCTAGAAAAGACTCATTAACAACCATGTTTGAGTTGAATGCAGTAATGTATGTGTTATATGCTAATGTATCAATTAAAATAGAAAAATTAGACCCCTCAAAGTCAAAATCCGTAAAATTGGAATTAGCACGGAGATAGTCTTTGATTGAGGTCTTTATTTGATCAAAGTCAAGATTTTGAAATTTAGTAAAAGGCATGTTATCTTGTTGCCTCTAAGAGGAATGAATATTCTTGAGTAGGAAACTCTTGTCCTGTAATATCATAAATTACCGTTACATTGAATGTATTGGTATCTGGTTGAGGATCAACTTGAACGTTCACATTAGCAATTCTTGATTCGTAATCGTCTAATGCAACTTCAATTTGACTCTGAATAGTAGAAGCAGTACCAAAATCAACAAATTCAAATAGACTTCTATAGACGTCTGATCCAAAGTATGGACTAAAGAATTTTTCACTTGGTACTGTTTGAACTATATTTCTTACAGATTTACGAATCGCATCCGCATTGTTTAGAACTTTTAGATCTTTTGATACAGGATGTGGTTCAAAGGATAAACTAATATCTTTAAATGATCTTGATATCCTTGTGATTGCCATTGGACAGAGTTTTTATTTATTTATACTCAGTTCCTAATATTTATCTGCCTTGCCCTTTATATCTTTTACGAGCCGAGTTACGAGAGGTCGCCGCATACTTTGTATGTTTGCCCATTCCCTGTCGAGTCTTCTTCGGCGGTGACTGTATAAAGTCTCCTCCACTAATACCACCAGTTGCTTTAGCCATTAAATGTCCTCATAAATTTCAGTTTTAATTGTGTCGGGATGTGGAGAACCTGTCTGGTAATACTCCAGTGCATAATCCTCCATTCGTTGGAAGTACTCTACCTGTCCGAGACCAGTGAGTACTTCTTTACCATCGATGATAATTCTATATAACTCTGGTTTTTTCATGACCCACTCTTACACGAGGATCGCACCAGATTTCGAAACCTGCGTCCTTTGCATCAAGACAGAAAGAAACATCTTCTCCACACATGTCTTGTACTTCGCCACTTTCGAAAACTTGCATCTTGGGTGCGAACCATGGGTAAGGAAGACCTTCGTGTTCGAATACTCCTTTCTTAATAAGTAACCATCCGAAACCTGTATAATCTACTGTAAAAGGTTTCTTACGCTTGGATATACTTTCGATGGTTTCGTGATTCATCACTCCACCGTTGTTACGAAAATCATCCTCTTCTAACCAGTGTGCTACAGAGGTTGTCTTACCATCTTCGGTACAGTACCATCCACCTGCAATATCTTGATCTATAAGAATTAATTGCCAGAACTTCTCAGTATTGAAAACAATGTCAGAGTCAATCCATAATTGCCAATCATACTTTAACTTTCCGTCCCATGGAAGTTGGTCTGGTCCTCTGAGAACATTTGCACCAAGACACTTACATCTTGCAAAGTTCACCATAGAACTATAATCTTGTGATATCTGTATACTTGCTCCTGCCTGTACCAAATCAAATGATAGTTGTACAAAACTCTTAAGGAATTGGTATGAAACACCTCTACCAGGTAAACAGAAAACTACTGATTTTCCTCTCACCATTTCCTTTGCTTTGTCATAGTCCCATTCTTTTGGGGCATTTCCTGAAGTTGTCGGTGTTTTGGCTTTCACCGTAAATCCTTTAGCCATAATCGAATTCGCTTTTATTGAATACTATAGTATGCATATCATACTCCATTATATAGTAATTGTCAATAAGATCCATCCATTATTAATTCTCTTTGTTCTGTATAGTTTACCGTAATTTCTTCGTAAGATAACTCGGAATTATATTCCTTATTAAGTAATGGCCATATAAGTTTAAATTGTATCTCGCTCAATTCTTTGAATATACAACGACTCTTGAAATAGATGTGATACTCTTTCATTCTTTTTCCTGAATGATTAACTCATCCCCATCAACGACCCATTGTAGTTCTGTATCTTCGTACCACCCAAATTCATTCATAATTTCCTCTGGAATATTTGTGT